TTCAAGGCATTTTAAACAAAGCACAAGGTTTTCCTATAGATAAAATTTTATTTATCGGTGGAAACGATATTCTACACATAGACACACCACACCGAACTACGACTTCTCAGACGCCACAAGATACAGACGGACAATGGTACTCTAATTTCTTAATAGCTAAACAACTTTATGTTGATATTTTGTTGCAGTTGATCGCAGTAGCAGACGTTCATTTTACCTACAACCCAAGTAACCACGATTACCAAAGTGGTTTTTTCTTGTCCGACTGCATAAAAACGTACTTTAGAAACTGCAAAAACATAAGCTTCGACTGTTCAATAGCACATCGTAAAGCGTATTCTTTCGGAAGCAATCTTATAGGCACTACACACGGAGACGGTGCAAAGCACCAAGACTTACCGTTACTTATGGCAACAGAATTTCCATTAGAATGGTCAGAAACTAAACACAGGTACGTTTATACGCACCACGTTCACCATAAAACAAGCAAAGACTATATAGGAGTAACCGTAGAATCTTTACGTTCTCCAAGTGGCTCAGATTCTTGGCATCACAAGAAAGGTTATTTGTCTTTAGCTGCAGTAGAAGGTTTTATTCATCACCGTGAGAACGGACAAGTAGCAAGACTTACACACCTTTTTTAAAACTTTTTTGTTAAAAACGTAACTTTTTTTGTTAACAATTCGTTTTTATTGTTAGATTTGTATGTACAAATATTTAACACTTAAAAAAATGAACAGAAAAGAAACACTTGAAACAATGCTAAAAATACAAGACGGCATTAATCAATTTAAGTTGCTAATTGAAATACAGTTAGACAACGTAGGCAAACACGGAAAAGACTTTAGCTTTTTGCGTAAAAAGTATTTACACGACATAGACATCTACAACAGGTGTATAATACGCTTAGAAGAAAGATTTACTAAACAACTTAACACACTTAAATAATGAAAAAGGAAGAACTAAAAGACACGATTTACGGCATAATATTTTTATGCACTTTAGCTACAATGTATTACTACACTATTTTAATATTTGGATAAGATGAAAGGAGAAATAGAAATATTTAAGAACGAAGACGATATAGTAGAGTTTGGAATACACGATACAAGTTTTCGTGTTTGCATAGAAACAGAAACGTATTGGCAACAAGAAGCAGTAAGCTTCAACGGATTTACTGACGAAATACAATACAAAGAACACGAACAGACGACAACGTTTGTTAGAATGGACACTTTAGAATGTTACGGCACTCTATACTATTCTAAAGAAGATATATGTTCAGAACTTGAACGAATGTTAAACGAAGACAATTGCTAAGATGAGTAAACGTGTAGGCAGAAGGTGGATTAAGTTTATTGACAATTGGTACTATGTTAAGTTTGGTAACGAAGGCGAATACAGTAGCAATATTCTTGGAAGCAAAAAAGAACCTTACTACTTGACTGAAGCACAAATGCTTTACGAAACTGAATACACTTACGAATCTTTAAGCAAAGACGAAAAAAAAATTTACAATAATAAATATGAATGATCCATTTAAACTTGAATTTTGGGACAACTTTAATGATAGTCTCTATTTTGATTACTTACTAAAACGTGAAGAAATGTTAAACACTTACAGAATAACGTACAAACAATATGCAGGTAGTGACACAAGCGCACCTGTAAGCTATGCAATTAAATACCTAAAAGCATACAACAAACACGATGCAATTAGTGCCTTTAACTTGTGGAAAGGACTTATAATAAAAGTAGAACTATGCGACTAATAGAAATAATTTACTGCGCACTAATAACTTGGATATATGGAAGACTTAATTAAACAGGTAATAAAGAAAGACGGACTTGCTACAAAACACAGGCACGTTCAGTTAGTGAATAAGAGAATCTATCTCTATACAATTATGCGTAAACACGGAATGCCTTACCAAAAGATAGGTTCGTTTTTTAATAGAAACCACGCTACGATCATACACGGCATAAAACGTTACAAAGACTTAACAAAGTATGAAGACGAAATGCTAAAAATAGACACAGAAGAATACGAACAAGTCTTTGGAAAAATACCTGTGCCTAAGAAAACTTACAACTTAGAAAAAGACGTAAGAAAAGCGACAACAATACAAGATTTAGATATAATTAAAAGAAGAATAGACAACAATTTATATTAATTACTATATTTGCAATGTTGGTAGGACAATCAAATTTTTTAAGTGTGACGTTAGTAAGTGTTCCTACCCACCGAAAGCGTTACACTTTTTTTTTCAATAATATATGGCAGACAACAAGAAAAGCTTTTTACTGTATTGCGACTTAATACACACCGTTCAGAAGCTAAGTGATGAACAAGCAGGTAAGTTGTTTAAGCACGTTTTAGAATACGTCAACGACTTAAACCCAAGTACCGAAGACTTGCTTACAGAAGTATGTTTTGAACCAATTAAACAAAGTTTAAAACGTGACTTACAGAAATACGAACAGATACGCAAGAAGAAAAGCGAAGCAGGTAAAAAAGGAATGGCTAAACGATGGAATAAAGATAACAACGATAACACTTGTTATAAACCGATAACAAAAATAACCGATAGTGTTAATGTTAATGTAAAAGATATATATAGAAGCTTCGCACATTTGTCTATGTCTGTAGAACAGTTTAACAAGTTACAGGTAGACTACACTAAAGAGCAAATAGATTCGTGTTTAGATAGCATAGAGAACTTTAAAAACAACAAGAAATACAAATCATTATATTTGACTGCAAAGAATTGGTTAAAGAAAGAACCAAAACACGAAGAAGACAAACTTACACAAAAAGCAAAAAGGTTAGGATATGCTTAGAAAAGGCGAACAATTAAAATACTTACTTGACTATAGAGACGGTAAAATAAAACAAGGTTTAGAAATAGGTTGCGAACTTGACAAGCACATAGTATTCAAACCTAAACAACTGAATATAATTTTAGGACACGACAACGTTGGTAAATCGTACTTCGTCTTTTTCTACTTTTTGACACTTGCACTTAAACACGAACTTAAATTCTGTCTATGGGCAGGAGAAAATAGCTACGGTCAAATACTTCGTGATATGATACAAATGTACACAGGTAAACCGTACAAGACTTTAAGTCATAAACAAATAACAAGCGCAGCTACATACTTAGAACAATACTTTGACTTCATAGACAATTCAAAGCTTTACAAACCTGCAGAACTTTTAGAACTATTCAGACAGTCAGATGCTAACGCTTGTTTGATTGATCCATACACCGGCTTAGATAGAAAGATGGGTTACGAAGGCAACTATGAATTTTTAAATATGGCACGTCAGTTTGTAAACGAAACAGGCAAGACTATCTACATAAACACGCACCCAACTTCAGAAAGTGGTAGAGGTGGTAACATATTTCCTAAAGGTCATCATTGGGAAAACCACCTACGTCCACCAATGGCTGCACACATAGAAGGTGGAAAGAGCTTCTTAAATCGCTGCGATGATTTTTTAGTAATACACAGACTTGTAAAACACGAATCAATGAAATATGTAACTTTAATTTCTGTAGACAAAATAAAAGACACAGACACAGGAGGACAACAAACGTTGTTAGAAGACTATATATTTTGTGAATTTAATCGTGGTTTAGGTTTTGAAATAGGAGGCATTAACCCACTAAAAAATATAAGATGAAATTAACAGACAAAATAGAGATCACAAACGAAGACAATATTAATTTTTTAAATAATCAAAAAGACGAATCAATTTGTTTAACTGTAACTTCACCACCATATAATTTAGGTGCAAAGCATCACACAGGAAGCAAAGTATTTAGTGCTTATAATACCTATGTAGATGACTTACCCGAACAAGAATACCAACAAATACAAATAGATACACTAAATGAATTATTTAGAGTAACAAAAAAAGGTGGAAGTTTAATGTACAACCATAAAAACAGAATAAGAAAAGGAATACAAATAACGCCATACGAATGGATTTTAAAAACAAAATGGACTATAAAACAAGAAGTTGTATGGTTTAACGGTTCGCAGAATTTTGATAAATGTCGTTTTTATCCTATGACGGAAAGAATTTATTGGTTATCTAAAGGAATAGAAACAGATTTTAAAAATAAAATAAATTCACACGATATACTAAAAGACTCGCCTGTTGGAACTGACAAACAACACAAACGATCTTTTCCGTTATCTTTAGCACAAAAGCTTATTTCTTGTTTTCCGAATAGTCAAAATATTTGTGATATTTATTTAGGTAGTGGCACAACTGCTATAGCTGCACATAATGAAAATAAAAACTTTATAGGATGCGAACTTGACAAAGAGTATTACAATGCTTCAATAAAACGAATTAAAAACCATATTTCACAACAAAGACTTTTTTAAACTATGAACACACTTGAAATATTAAAAGCAAAGATAAACCTAAAGACTACGATCATAAAGTTTAAAGCAAGTCTTGACGAACTTGTAGAAAAACACGAAAGCAGAACAGACTTAATTACTTCTATGAAAGAAAGCTTAGAAGACATAGAACATTTTAATTCCGTTTTTATGAAGTTTGAAGAAGAATACTATTTAGAATGTAAAGCTAATCTGAGAAATCAAATAATAATAGCAGAACATAAACACGAAATAGACAAGCTAAAAGAAATTATTAACGATGCTAAATTAGAATTATGAAAGGATATTCTGTAAAAAGTATAGATTCATATGAATGCAAAGATTGGCTTTTGAATAAGCATTACGCTAAAAGAATGTGTAGTATATCTTATAGCTTTGGTTTGTTTAGTATGAATAATGCTCTTCAAGGCGTTTGTACTTTTGGTAAACCTGCTTCTCCGTCTTTATGTGATGGCGTTTGTGGAAAAGAAAACAGTAAGTATGTTTATGAATTGAATAGATTGTGCGTTAATGATAATTTAGGAAAAAATGTTTTAAGTTTTTTTGTATCAAATGCTTTAAAAATGTTACCTAAGCTTATAATAGTTAGTTATGCAGATACTGCACAAAACCATCACGGTTATATTTATCAAGCTACTAATTGGGTTTATACAGGTTTAAGTGCTAAAGCTGTAGATAAAAAATTAAAAGGAAGTAATAAACACGGAAGACATAATAATGCTTACGAACAAAATGGCGAATACGAATTAGTAGAAAGAAGTAGAAAACATAGATACATTTATTTTACAGGCACTAAAAACGACAAGAAAGCATTTAAAAAAGAATTGAATTATAAAATAGAACCTTACCCAAAAGGTCAGAACAAAAGATACGATGCATCATATAAGCCAACAACACAAACAAAACTTTTCTAATATGAAATGTCCACAATGCAGCCAAACAATGATATGGCAACAAGAATACGACTACGAAGACTACGGAATAGAAGGCGAAGGAATAATAG